GAAATTTACACAAAAATGGTTGATGGAGAATATGAAACCATTGGACTCTAGTCAGCTTTTGACTATTGACCAATGGCTTGAAATGTCTAATTATCCCATCAACCGTAAAGTTGAACTGAGGAAATTATATGTTAAGATGCAACATGAAGGGTTCAATTTTTTTAGTAGTAAGGGTTCAGTCTCTAGAGCTGCTATGTGCAAGTGTTTTATTAAAGACGAACCTTACTCTAAATATAAATATCCTAGAGGCATATTTTCACGTAATGATATTTTTAAGATTTACTGTGCTCCGTATTTCAAATCCATTGAGAATGTTTTATTTAAACGTAAGGAATTCATCAAGAAAATTCCTGTTTTGGACAGGCCTTCGTATATTATGAAACATTATATATGTGGAACCTCTGTTCGAGACGAGATCAATGTTCATACTTTAAATACTGATTATTCGTCTTACGAGTGTTCATTTTCAAAAGAAATGATGGAGTCATGTGAATTTGTATTATATGATTATATGCTTAGGGATCTCCCAGACAGTTCTAATATACTTTCTGTTTTTCGTCAGGTCTTGACTGGTGTTAATGTTTTGAAATTTCGTAATGTTACTGCTAAGGTCAAGGCTAGGCGTATGTCTGGAGAAATGAATACAAGTCTAGGTAATGGGTTTTCTAATTTGATGATCTATTTGTATTTATGTGAATTGAAGCAAGCTCAGAATATGTTTGTATTAGTTGAGGGTGATGATCTTTTGGCTCAGTATAATGGGCCTTTATTCACCATTGCTGATTACCAACAGTTTGGACTTATTGTTAAGACAATTTATTTGAATGGTCCAAATGAAGCTTCTTTTTGTGGTCAATTATTTGATACTGAAACAAAGACCGTTGTAACTGATCCTATTAAGGTTATATTGAATTTGGGCTGGACAGACATGTCGTACTGTGGGTCTAGGCAGAAACGTAAACTTGAATTATTGCGTGCCAAGGCTCTCAGCTATGCTTATCAATACTATCAGTGCCCTATCATATATCCTATGGCTCAGGCTTTCATTCGTTTGACGAACGGTAGTCGTTATCGTTTCAGTCATGACCAGTATAAAGAATCTTTTTTACAGGAAATGCTTGTCTCAAAAATAGACATTGAATGTCGGAATGTTTCAATGTCTAGCCGTTTGTTTATGGCTAGTCGTTTTGGTGTTTCAATTGCTGATCAATTCTCAATTGAGAAATATTTCGATAGTTTGCAGGCAATCTTGCCCTTAAACTGTGAGGCCTTTGAAAAGTACTTAATGCCTATTTATTCTGAATTTGACGCTCGATACGTCAAGCAGACCAATACTTTTCTGGCTTTTAGATCCGACCTCACTTTTTGAGGGCATCGATGATGTCTTCGTGTTTTTACCGAAGCATCAGGACTGCCCATGTCTAAGACACACACGATGGTTGTGCTAGACAAGAAAATGCCCAAGCGTCCCAATATCCAGTTAAGGCGCTTCCAAGGCCCCCTTTTACCTGGAGGCGAGTTCGTTCCTACGAACTTGCCTCGTAATGGGGTTTCTTGGAAGTTCTTAAATCGTGGGAATAATAGGCGACGCAGAAGACGTAGACGTAAGCCGAGAGAAATGAAAGAGAGCTTGGGTGCTCCCGTTTCTTTTTCGACCTCTACTGTCTTCAATTCCCCTAGCTTTTCAACTAAACCCATTAAACGAGTGGGCCATGGACCAGGAGTTCGTGTTTCTTTTAACACTTTCCTGTGTCAAGTCGGGAGTAACGGTGTCACTACTAATAGTGATAATTTATTACCAATCACTTTGAATGGTATGTGGTCAGCTGCGGCAAATTGGTTGTCTGGATTAACAACCACTTCTGGTTCAAATGTTTCGGGTATATTTGTTCATCCTTTATCACTTGGAGGACGTATGTTCTCTGAGTGCTTTAACTGGTCTGAATGGAGACCAGTTCGACTAAAACTGACATTTCAAACTTCTGCACCGACTTCATCGTCTGGTATGTTGATGTTTGGTTTTAATCGGGATCCAACAAGTTTATTTGAATGTTCACAATCAGCCTATTTGCCTAATACTTCTAATATGTCACAAAATACACCGCTGGCTGTTACTTCTGTTTATCGTGACTCATCTATTGTTGTTACTGATTTTGATCCAAATAAGTTGTACAAGTGTAATACTTGGCAGAGACTTAAATCTTCGCCCCTTGGTACAACTACTGGTGACCTTTCATATATTATGGAAGAATCATGTGGCAGATTTGCATCCCTTTTCTATGGGATTGCTGTTTCTGCCACTCCTTATGGTTCATTTTGGATCAGTGGTGAAGTTGAATTTTATGGACCAACTTATGGCTCAGCTGTGTCGTCTACTATTATTGTGGATGGTGCAACTTATCCTTTACCTTCACCACCTTCGGATGAGAAAACGGTTGATATTGAAGATTGTCATCGACTATTGTCTCATTTAAAGTTATCAGGTACTTCTCGTTGCAAAGTTCCTTCTTCTTCTA